AGGCCATGTCGGCGCCGTACTCGTCACCACCGAACGAGAGCGGGTCGATGACCACGACGCCGGCGGCGGAGGTCTCGGTGGGCGTGTTCGGGACGAAGATGAACGGGACCTGCTCGCCGGCGTTGTCCTGGGAGAACGCGAAGAACCCGTCGGCCGACTCGGAGTCCAGGTCGAGGTTGCCGTTCATGGCGTACTCGTAGGTGATCGCGCCGGGCTTGACGGTCCCGCAGAGCATCGTGCGGGAGTCGCCCTGGTTCTTCGTCGTCTCGATCGTGAGCGAGTTGACGTTGCAGGAGACGTCGAACTCGCTGCCGGTGGCGCCGAAGGTGAGGGTTCCGGGTCCGAACTTGGGCATGGCTATGTTCCTTCCGTGAGGCGGGTTGACCAGGTGATCCGGTAGGCGGGTAGCAGGTCCCCGCCCTCGAGCGGGGACAGGTCGGCCGGGGTGCCGGTGACCATGACGTCGCCGAGGGCCTCCTGCGCGGCCGCGACCAAGATCGCGAGCTCGTCGAGGGCCTCGAGCCGGCCCGCCGCCGTGGTGGTGGCGTAGGCGGTCCAGTCGGCGTTCCAGTCGCCCTTGTGGAAGCGCCACGTGATCGTCGGGGCGGTCACGTACACGCCGGGCAGCTCGAGGTCGCGCATGTCGAACGCCGCGGGCACGCCGGCGTCCTCGAGGGTGGCCACGACGGCCTTCACGGCACCGGAGAGATCGAGCATCAGCCGACCGCCGGCATCTGCCAGGAGCCCTGCCGTAGGGCCCGTTCGATGTCCGGGTCGTACCGGGCGACGTAGGAGACCGACTCGGCGAAGGACTCCACACCGGAGGGGGAGTTGCGCCGGCGGACCAGGCGGGCCGCGAGCTGCACACCCGCCTGGTACACCTCGCCGTCCGGGGTGAAGACCTTCGCGCCCGTTTCGGCGTCGACGACGTACTGGTCGGGCCGGGCCCGCTGCACCTGCGGCTCAACGGCGGCGGCGCACCGGGTGGCCAGGTCCTTCGCCGGCGTCGACGCCGTCGAGTTGGTCCTGAGCCACCCGATGACGTCGTCGACCTTGAGCCACACGGGCTCGTGCGCGGCCACGGCCCCTACTTCGCCTTCGCGGTGCGGGTGCCGGGTTCCTTGGCCGAGGCGAGCTCCTCGAGGCGCTTCACGCGGGCCGCCTGCTGTTCGACACGGACCGCGGCCGCGAGCTCGCCACCTTCGGCGCCGACGCCGACCCGGACCACGCCGCGGGCGTCCTGCACCAGGGTGCCCTGGTAGCCGAAGACCGCGATGTCGACGCCACCCAGCGGCAGGTTGATCGCCTGCGCGCGGATCGGGCCGGTCTCGCGGTAGTCCAGGGCCCGCCGGTCACCGCCGAGCATGGTCCCGGCCGGGAGGGTGTGGTTGGTGAAGATCCGGATCCCGCCGATGTTCGTCGAGGTGTCGCCGATGTTGACTGACGCCTGGTTCTTCAGCCACCAGGGCACCTCGTCGGAGCTCAGGGAGACGAACTCGGTCCACAGGTCCGTGCTCATCGCGAGGTAGGACAGGCGGGCGCCGACGAGCGTCAGGGCCCGCACGACCAGGTCGAGGCCTCCGACCAGGGTCGTCGGCGGCGGGTCGGGCGGCACGGTGCCGGCATCCAGGAGGTCCTCGGCGACCCAGCCCTCGGACTTCATCCGGTAGTCCGCGGTCGCGGCCGAGAACAGCGCCTCGATGAAGCCGGGGGAGCCGAGGTCGGTGAAGATCCGGTCGACGTCCCACCCGCCGGCGACCCGGTACGCCTCACCGGTGGCAGGCACGATCGAGACCGGCCCGGTCGGGATCTCGGTCTTGTTCCCGGCCCACTTGTCGACCTCGGGTCGCTCCTCCCACTTCCAGCCGTCCCACTTCATCGCGGTCAGCGGCTTGGAACCGATCGCGTCGATGAAGTCACGCTGGGAGAACTCCGGGGTCCACAGCTCGCCGAGCCACTCCGGGCGCAGGAACGCGTTCGCGAGACCGTTCGTGGCCGGCGCCGGCGTGATGTCGGCCAGGGCCGCGTTCACCTCGTCCAGGCTCGAGGCGGAGGTGATGCCACGGTGCTGGGCGCTGATCGCGAGCTGCGCGGCCGCCTCGGCGAACGTGCGCGGCGCCGGGACGCCGCTGATCGTCAGCTGGGCGCCCTGACGGCGGGCGTGTTCGGCCGGGACGTGCCCGGCCTCGATGGTCTCTTCCTCGGGCACGTCGGGCTCCTCTTCGTCATCGGTGTCGTCGGCGTCGGTCTCGGCGTCGTCGGGGTCGGTCTCGGACGCCGCGATGCGAGCGTCGTCGTAGGCGGGCATCGCGACCTGAGCGACGGCCCGCAGCTGGGCATTGCGCACGACGCCGTCGCTAACGTCGTCGGCGTCCATCTCGACGGAGAACGCGTCCCGCAGGCCTTCGGAGGCCTCGATGAGCGCCTGATCGCCGTCCGCGGTCGCAGCGACCCGGAACGTCATCGCCAGGCCGGTCTCGGAGTCGTCCGCGGCCACGGCGTACCCGATGGGTGTGGTGCGCCCGTGCTCGCGGAACAGCTTCACCCGGCGCAGGTCGGCCGGCACGTGCAGGGCGCCACGGGGCACGGACAGCACACCGACGGAGGTGCGGCCGGCGACGGCCCACGGCATGACGACGCCGCGCAGCGTGCGGGCGTCGGTGTCAGCGGCCTCGATGGTCGCCGGTGCGGTGAAGGTGATCGTGGTCATGGTCAGTCCTCGGTCGGTGCGCCGGTCGGCGACGCGGTCAGGGTCGTGAGCTCGGTCGTGTCGAAGTCGGTGCGCTGCCCGGCCGGGACGACGTCGTCCATGCCCAGGCGCGAGGTGATCGGGTCCATGTAGAGCGAGAGCCCGAAGTCGATCCAGTGCTGATTCCTGCTCTCGAGCGTCGTGTACTCCAGGGAGGCGCCCTCGGTGGTGGCGTCGATCATCGCGGCCGGGATCGAGGAGTGCCGGGCGATGTCCAGGGCCGCGGCGTTGCGACCGGAGACCAGGAGCTCGCCGGAGTCGAGACTGTGCTTCTTCGTCTCGATCGCCGAGTTCGTCATGAGCACGCCGTTGTTGTCAGCGAGCGCTGCCTTGGTCTCGGCGACGAGCTGCCGGCGCTCGTCCTTCGTGAGGGTGATGTCGGTGGTCTGGTGTAGCTCGAGGCGGAACGGGCGGCGGGCGACGTCGCTCGCGGTCTTCTCGAGGTCGGCGGCCTGGGTGATGGTGTCCTGCCCGAAGTGCAGGATGCCTTCGTGCGGGCCGGGGAAGTAGACGAACGGGACTTCGAACGCCTGGCCGTCGGCGTCGAGGATCTCGCCGTGCTCGTTGATGGTCCAGTACGGGTAGGGCACCCGGACCATCCGGGCCGGGAAGTTGTCGGCCAGGCGCCGGGTCACGATCCACAGTGAGTGGCCGTAGAACAGCAGGTCGTCGACGGTCCAGAGCATCCGGTACCAGGGCGACTGCGGCCGGATCATGTACCGGTTGACCTGGTCGGGTGTGAGGTCGCCGACCTGCCCGTCGGTGCCCACGGTCCAGTAGGGCTGCTGGGCGAGGAGCTCGGCGCCGCGGAACGTGTACAGCGGCAGTTGCGCGATCGCGCCACAGGTCAGGTGCCGGCCACGTGAGACCGCCGGCACCCGCATCGCGCGCTCGCGACCCATCGCGGTCGGCCACACGCCGGTGATGTCGTGGAAGACCACTTCCTCGAGGTGGGAGCGGTCGGTCCAGGCCTCGATCTGCGGCTGCAGCGGCGCGTCGTCCAGGACCCGGCTCGAGACCGGGGCGAAACGGGTGAGCCAGTTCATCGGGCGCGCCGGCGGCGCTTCTTCGCGGCGTCGCGGGCCTGCTCGGGGTGCTCACGGCGGCGGTGGTTGTCGGCGTCGCGGCGGGCGGCCATCACGTCGAGCTGGGGGACCCCGCGCCAGTGGCACGGCTCGCACACGGCGACGTTGGAGTCCGCCGAGCAGTCGATCCGCACCATCCGGGCACCCATGAGAACCAGTCTCACCAGGCAGGGGGGACACAGGAGCCGATCTGCGGGCCTCGCGGCGTGTCCGGCTTACCCGGCGAGGACCTCGGGCCGCGCGGGCGGCGCAGGCAGGCGTTGGGCTCCCCAGCCGGCGTTGGTGAGGGCGACCAGGGGAGCGATCGAGCCGGCGGATCCGCGTCGGGACCAGGTCCAGCCTTCGTCGCCGACCCGGCGGCGGCCGGCTACCTCGATCGCGGCGTCGATGAGCGGGTGGGCCTTCATCCGCAGCGCGCCGGCGTCGAGATCGTCCATGAAGTCGGCGTAGGCGTTGGCGATGTCCTGGACGTC